TGAAAACGCAATCGGACGCTTTTGGGCGGGAAATGCTCAGTGGGTACCGCACGCGGAACCAAATCAAGAGATTGCTGGACGAAAACCTTGAGGACGACGGATTCGGCGACAAGTATTGGAAGCCGACGAATATCCAGTGGGCCGACGAGCCGACGCCGATCAATGCGCCGCAGCCGCCCGGCCCTGGGTCCGAGCAGACGGGCACCGGCGATGGGCCGGAAAAAGATCAGTCAGCCGCGCGCGCGGATGCGATCCGCAAGCTCATCGTATCGCAGTTGACGACGGCCCGGCGGCGCGAGGAAAAGGCTCGAGCGCGGCAGATAGACAAACCCACGTTCCCGCAATGGGTAGACAAGTTTTACTTAGAACATCGGGGACATATCCGTGATGTGTTACAGGCTTCGCTGGAGCCGTTTCTCGATGCCTTCCTGCCTGAGCGCGCTCGCGTAGCGGGGCGGCTGTTCGCCTGGTGTGGTGACGCCGCTGCGATGTATGCGGCGCAGGTATTGGCTGCGGCCGTGGCCGATTGGGAGAGTGCCAGCCTTTCGGCAGTCGAAACGACGGCGGATAAACTGACTGAGTGTCTTTTCGGAGCGGAGTTATGCACGGCCACGTAATCCGCAGGTTCAAGTGCAGTAATGGCGAAATTCGCGTGGTGCGTATCGCGTTTACTGAAGAAACTTTACGAGAGCCGCACCTGTTGAAGCAATATTTCGCCAACGCGGTAGAGCGCGAACGTGAACGGGCAGAGGATTTAATCAAAAGAGGGCTACCATGCACGGCATCTTGAGCATCACACAGTTGGGCGTTGATCGTCTGTTCGAGGCAGCGATTCGGATTCGGGCCGTCGCCAAACCGTCGGCGGGCGGACTACGGATGGAACTGACTCCCGTCGCGGCGGTCATTCCGCTTATGGGGGTGTTCATGCGGCGGTCGGGTACGTGGTTCCCTGACGTGACCGATGTGGATGAAGCGCGGGCAGCGATCGAGGCAGCGGCAGCGGACCCAGCGGCAAGGCGTATCGTGCTCCGGGTCGATTCGCCCGGCGGGACCGTGGACGGACTGAGCGAACTCGGCACAGCGGTGGCTAAGGCGGCGGCGGTCAAGCCGGTAATCGCCCAGGTGGAGGGCATGGCGGCATCAGCGGCCTACTACGCAATCGCCGGGGCTACCGAGATCGTTGCCGGGCCAATGGACATGGTAGGCAGCATCGGGACGATCGCGGTCGTTACGGACTGGTCGAAACTGGCCGAGAAGTTCGGCGTTCGGGTTGTGGCGGTCGCGAGTGGGGATTTGAAGTCAACGGGCGTGATGGGGACGGAGTTTACGCCGGAACAAGAGGCATATGTCCAGGGCATCGTCGATGCCTATGCCGCCGACTTCCGGGCGTCAGTAGGGCGGGGGCGGAAACTATCGCCCAAGGCCGTCGAGGCGGTTGCGGATGGTAGGGCATTCCTTGCATCCGAGGCGGTGAAAAATGGCCTTGTGGACCGAATTGGCGGGATAGCCGAAACCCTTGGTCGGTTCGCCCAGGTGGACCGTACCCGCGTGCAGGCGAGTCGGGTTGAAACGCTGGCCTTGACAGTAGGCTGAGCGTGTCGTATAGTTGTCGATAGATCGAGGCTGCGAGTCGGCCCGGTCGGCGTACATAACGAAGAATCTTGAACTGCGAGTCGGTTTGGATTCGTTCACGAGAACGAGTTTGACCGGCTTTTTTGTTGCGCCGGTCCCAATAGGAGATCGGCAGTGACAATCGAAATACTCCGCCAGCGGCTCCTGTCGCTCGGCGGCGACGCCAAGGCTATTCATCAGAAGGCCAACGACGAAAAACGCGATCCAACCCCCGACGAGTTGGACCGCTGCGATCAGATTCTCGCCGAGTACAAGGCCGTCGAGCAGCGGCTATCGCAGGCCGAGGCGTTGGCTGACCTTGATAGGATCGGCGAACAGAGCCGTGGCCGACCCGTAACCGGGGCCGCGGGCCGCGTGTTGGATGCCCAGAACCGGATGGCCGAGTTCGTCGGCGACGCCGACAGGGTGCATTCCGGCTCGGTCGTGAAGCCTCCGCACTTTGCCGGCTTTGGCGAATTCGCCCAGGCCGTCGGGCGGGCGAGCAAGCCGGGTTCGGACTTTGACCCCCGCCTACGGCCCCAGGCCGCTGCTGCAACCACCTATGTCAACGAAGGCAGCGGTGCCGACGGCGGGTTCCTCGTTCCTACCGAATTCAGCGCCACGATTGAACGCCATACCCACGTCAACGAGGACTTGCTGGCCCGCTGCAATCCAACGCCGCTGGCCGGTAATTCAATGGAGTTCCCGGTCGATGAAACCACCCCTTGGGGAACCACCGGCGCGCAGGCGTACTGGACCGGGGAGGCTGCGGCATACACCGAATCGAAGATTGCGGTCCAGATGCGCACGATATCGCTGCACAAGTTGACCGTGCTGATTCCTATCAGCGACGAAATGCTCGAAGACGCTACCGCCCTCGAATCCTATATCACTCAGTTGGCCGGCGAGCGCATTGCGTGGAAAGTCAACGATGCGATCGTAAACGGTAATGGAGCCGGGTTGCCCCAAGGCATTCTCGGTTCAAGCTGCCTCGCTTCACAGGCGAAAGAAGGTAGCCAGACCGCTGCAACGATCAACGCTGCCAATGTCACAAAGATGTTTGGTCGCATGGTACCGGACTCGATTGCCAATGCGATCTGGCTGATCTCGCCGGATTCCTATAACCAGCTTCCCCAGATGATTATCGGCGATCAGCCGGTATGGATACCGCCCGGCGCGGGCCTGCAATCGGCTCCCGGCGGATCGTTGCTCGGCAGGCCGGTGTTTATCTCCATGACGTGTCAGACGCTTGGCACGAAGGGAGACATCTATTTCGCGGCGTTCAATCGCTACAAGGCGATCGTCAAGCGAAGTGGGATACAAAACGCCGTGTCGATGCACCTGTATTTCGACTACGGGCTCCAAGCGTTCCGATTCACGTTCCGCATGAATGGGAATCCGTGGCTCAAGACCGCGATTTCGGTTCCGTACGGCTCAACCACGTTGTCTCCGTTCGTGGCTTTGGATACGCGAGCGTAGGACAGGGTTTTTCGAGGAAGTTTCGAGCGGCCTAACAAAGCCGTGGAAACGGAGTAAAGATTATGAATATGCACGCGGTAAATCTACTGTTCGATGCCGTGAAGCCGGTACACGGTCTGGCGATTGCGGTGCCGAGTAGCAGCACGCCGGATTATGTGAGCATGAAGGGCTACCGCAAGTGTGCGGTACTCATCAGCATCTTAAACGGGACGACCGTCACGGGTTCGGCGATCACCTTGAAGCAGGCAACCGCCGTGGCGGGGACCGGTGAAAAGGCGCTAGCCTTCACGAAGGCTTGGCGTAACATAGATGCCGCCGCCGCTGATGCACTCGCGGAGTTTGCGGTTGTAGCAAATACATTCACGACTGATCCGACGAACAGCAAGCAACTCATGTATCTAATGGATGTCGATGTCGATGATCTTGATATCGCAGGCGGGTTTGACTGCATTCGCGCTGGGACCGGCAACGCGGTTGCCACGCTGACGTTCCAGGTGACGTACTTCCTGTACGGCTCGCGGTACGCATCGTCGCCGCCGCCTGCTGCGATCACGGATTAGTTCTCCTTGGTGCATGGGGCTAGGTAGCGATCGGTGTGCTTTCCCGGTCGCTACCGCCCCACCCCAGGTTTTTGGCGACCGATGTACGAAACGAAACTCATTACCGCGCCTACCGCCTATCCGGTCAGTGTGGCCGAAGCGAAGGCCCATGCGGTAATTTCGATCGTAGAGGACGACAATTACATCGGGAGTATTCTCATCCCGGCAGCGACGGAGTACGCGCAGGCGTCCCAAAAGCGCCAGCTTATGCCAGCTACTTGGCGGCTGTCTATTCGGGATTTTCCCGGCGTGGATGAGCCGATTGAATTGCCTTTGCCGCCGTTGGTGAGCATTACCGAAATTGCCTACGTCGATACCGCCGGAGTAGCACGGACGCTCGGATCGAGTCTCTACGTCGTCGATACGGACAGCGAGCCGGGCCGCATTGCGCCCCTGTACGGTAC